TCATAAAACTGCCGTTCTTAAAGACAATTATGGCGTTGGTTCCATTTATCTTACTCTGTTTCCAGTCGATCTCCAGCTTCAGCTCCTCGGACCTCGGGACAAGCTCAAGCTGCACCTTCTCCAGCAGAGAAATACTCTGCCCCCTCGTGCCGGACGCAATGATGATTTTTGTCCCCGGCCACAGAATGCACCTGATCACACAGAAAATGGCGGTCAGGAAGGACTTGCCCAGTCCGCGCGCTGCCACAAACATAAAGATGAAATAGTGATTCATCAGAATGAGCAGCATGCGCTGAAACAGTTTCAGATTCAGATGCAGATAGTCCCTGGCGAATAAATGCGGGTTCCGCCTGTAGAAGGCCGCATCATTCACCGCGTTGTTCCAGATACGGTCATACCGCGTCATCGGCTTCACCGTCCTCGCCAAAGAGGTCCGCCAGGAAATCATCGTCGTCCTCGTCGGCGTATTCCGGCCGCTCAACACGGTACTTCGCGATTTCTTCCTCGTACATCTTTGTATAGATGTTCTTGATGCCAAGCATCTTCCCGGCATGACCGAGGAACCATGTCGTAATATACCGAATCAACCCGGCGGAGTCTTTCATATCGTCGTCCTCCTCCGGTTCCGGAAGCGGGCGCTTGTCTTCCCAGCGCCTGACCCATACTCCCATGGGAGTATCATCCGCATCCAGCGAGGTATCTTCCTCCGTCTGCTGGTCAGGGCTGATACCCAGCTTGATCAGAATGTCGGAAATAATCTTCTGACTCGCCTCTACGCCCTTGCCGCTGATCATATTCTGATTGACGTTGACCTCCGCGATGCACAGCTGCTTGTACAGTCCCTCCGTAGCGTCGCTGAGCGGTTTCGGAAGATCCCGCGTCCACCGCTGGTAGCGCAGGTTCAAGTCCTGGTAAATCTCCGGCGTCAGCCCGCTGCCCCAGAACAGAATCGTATCCGCGCTCGGCTTCGGCGCATTGGCCGGAAGCGTAACAGGCTTCTTTTTTTCTTTGACCGGCTGCGTCTCCTCCGGCGGCGTCTGCCTGGCTCTGCCGGCGTCCGCCGGGGCAAGATTCGCGGCGGCGATGCGCTCGTCGTCCAGCGTATCGTCAAAAGTCTTCCCGTGATACTTGCTTACATTCAACTTGCCGATATAGGTACGGAACGGTGAAAGTGCAACCGCTCCGCTGCCCCGGCTCGCCGCAAACAGCTCCGGAGTCCAGTAATAGTCCCCAATCATGCACACACGCCGCATCGCGTCCGCCTCAGAAGTCATCTTGCCGCGGTACTTGTCGTACAGGTCGTCCATGCAGAAATTGCAGATCGGGACGAATCCGTTGTTTTCCTTGAACAGATGACTGCGCGATGCCGGGAAGGAACCCCTCTGTCTGGCGTACTCCCTGCCGCAGCAGGTGCACTGAAAGACGGATGGCTTCTTCTTGGGCGGCACGCCGTTGGTGTAGCCGTTCCCCTTGGAACGAATCTTACTGACCTTGGGCATACTTACGGAGCGACGCCTTCAGCGGCGCGTTTCAGCAGCGCGCCCGGCTTAAACTTGATTTTCTTGTGAGACGGAACGTGCATGGGTTTGCCGTCGTGGATATTCCGCAGCGTCCGCGGCTTGGTATCCATCACGCTGAGCGACCCAAAGCCGAACAGGCTGATGTCATATCCCTCCGCAACGGCCTCGTAAATCACCTGCAGAAAATCGCCGATGATCTCCGCGCTGTCCTTTTTCGTATATCCTTTATCAGCCAGACGGGTCACAAACCCTTCCATATTAACCTTTTTATCCTGCATTTTTCATTTTCCCCTTTTAATACAATTAAAGTTCTGATATTTTCTTTGCCTGCGGCGCCTTGATTTCGCCGTCCTCAAAGTACATGCCGATGGATTCATCCGCGTCAATGTCTTTATAAACATTCACCATGTCCGCGCTCTCCCAGGCCATAATGGACTGAATCACGCTGTCCGGGATGCCCGCCCTGGAAAGCTCCGTGGTGAAATAATGACGCAGACTGTGAAAGTAAAAATTTTTCCCGGTAATCCGCTGCAGCGTCAGCGCCCAGCTGTCCACATTGCTCTTACGGATATGCTGCTTCGGGTCGTCCTCGCGCGGGAAAAGCCACTCGCTCTTCACGCTGTGCGCCTTGCGCTCGTCCAGCCACCTGTCCAGATAAGGCTGGAACTTCTTGGCCAGCGTATAGCAGTTGATATGCTTGCCGCCGCCGCGCCCCTTGCTCAGGATAGGCGAGCTCTTGTACAGAGCACCGCCGCACATCAGTTTGTCCTTCGCAAAGTCGGACACCTTAAACCGGCACAGCTCTGCCTTCCGTCTCCCGGAATACATGGCCAGCGCGACGAAACATGCCAGCTCATATCGTTTGCTCTGTGTCAGCCGGTCCAGCAGATCGTTCAGCTCCTCTTCCTCCCAGACCGTCTTTTCCCGGACAGGCTGCTGAGGCGGACTCTCGATCTTGTGGATAATGTTCTTAAAGCGCGGATACTCGTCGTCGCACACATTTTCGATGTAGTTCGACAGGGAGCTCAGCGTCGCCTTAATCCGGCGCACGCGGGCCGCGCTGTTCTTATTGGTGTTGATCAGATAGTTCTGGAAAGCAACAACGTCGCGTTTCGTCCAGTCGATAAACGACTTGTTTCCGATGTTCTTCAAACACCATACAAACGCGATATTCAGGTCGCTCCGGTAAACAGAGATCGTGCCCTCACTCTTTTTCCCGGAACGGAGGTAATCAGCGAAGTCGTCGATGAACCGAAGATTAACCGGGTTCACCTGAGCGAGCGACTCCGCGTCAGTGATTTTGTTGTGAATTGTCTTTCTGGCCACTCAGGCTCACCTCCCTGTTACCGGATTTCATAAAGGCACGTCGTAACTGCTTTCGATGCCGTCCTCCGTGACGACACAAACCAGCTGCTCCGGAGTGCCGAAGATGCGCTTCGACACACAGTACGTATCCATGCCGAGGAAGCTCCCCGCCATGACCGTTTTGATTCCCTGCACGCAGTCAATCCTGTTGTGGTGCAGGTGACCGCACAGCACGGCATAAACCGGCCTGCGCACCATCGTCTGGAGCGCCTGCACCTTGGCGTCGGAACCGTCGAAGTCCCCGTGCACGCCAACATATGTCTTGCCGCGAATATCGATCATATAGATGGTAGGATCCACGCGAACCCCCGCGCCGATCTCCACGTTTTCAAAATTCTGCAGTCTGGCTTTCAGATACCATTCGATGAGGTCGTCCAGCCGCTCGCCGTTCAGCGCCATCTCCTTATTGGGGTTCAGACGGCTGTGGTTGCCGGGAATGCTGACGAACCGCACTTGCTGAAAGTGCCTGGACAGCTCTGCGATAAACTGAGCAATCAGCTCGCTCACGCCGGTAATCTGTTCGATGACGTTCTCCTTGTTGCTGACGGCAATGCTGTAATGGATGTTTCCATTGATCTCATCCCCGTTGCACCAGATGATGCAGTTCTCGGCGTTGGTTTCCTCGCCGATGGCAACGATCCTGGCGAGATACCGTTCCATCATCTGTCCGCACACCTCTGAATTATATGTATGCCAGTAATTATGAATGACCGCGCCGTAATGAATATCGTTCAGGCTGACCAGCAGGTCGCGTCCGCTGTAGGAAACAACCGGCTCCTGGTAATGCAGCTGCGGAAGTCCGCCGCCGGCGACGGCCGCCGTAATGATCTCGTTCAGCTCCTCCTCCCGGGACCGCTCCCGCAGAATCTTGTTCAGTGCCGCCCGCTGATCAAAAAACTTTTGCCGCTCCTTCTGCAGAGCAATTTTCTTGATCTCCAGCTCGCCCAGTACGTCCGCGCTTTCGGCCGTATAGCCGCTGGCTTCTTCTTCCTCCAGCAGCTGCAGCGTTCTCAGACTTCCGTACATCATCTTACGGGCGCTGTCTCCGGAATACTCCTGCCCGTACAAAAGAGGGGCCAGCTCCGAATAGTCGGCGTCCGAGAGGGTCTTGTCTACCAGTTTCCCGTACACAAGACGCTTATGATATGCGAGATTACTTTCTCCTTGGATTTTTTCCAGCACGGGCACCGCTCCTTGCTTGCGTATATTTGCCAATCAGAATCAGCGCCTTTGGAACTTCCTCGACGTAGTATTTGCTGGCAGTGCGCCGGATATGCACATCCGGATAAGTAGCCTGGATCCGCCGGGCCTCTGAATCATTGATCTGAATCAAACTCTAATCCCCTTTGTTTCTGTAATTGAAAACAGCCGGCGCTGAGCCGGCTGCCTCCATGTAAAAAAAAATGACCGGGCTAAGGAGCTCTTCGGGCGAACGCCGCCTTTATCTCCCCGGTCTGCCAGGGTGGCCTTCCCGTGTACATTGAAACACGGTTCGAGCGCCACCATACTCTCATTCCCTGTT